CAGGCGACCCGTCGGCATTCCCCCCGGTCCTGCCGGTTATGGAGTCCGACGATGATGCCAGGCTGCGCTACTACCTTGCGCCGCATGCCCCGGCTGCAGGCTCGCGGATGCAATACCGCCGCGAGGTACTGACGCTGGGCGAGCGCCCAAAGGTTTCGGTTGAGCCTATCTCGGCCGGCGTGGTGCGTGTGACGTACACGTTCGACCCCGACGGCTACGCCGTTCAGGTGAAGGACGGCAACGGTCGTCGTATTGCGCCGGGGCAGGTCGCCGTGACTGTGCTCTCGCGTGATGGCGACGGCACGCCGTCCGAGAGCTTGCTCGGCGCTGTCCGCACGCACTTTGCACGGCCAGATGTAAGGCCGGAAACCGACCAGGTGATTGTCCAGGGCGCGCAGATCATCAACTACAAGATCCGCGCCGTCGCTTACGTCAACTCTGGCCCTGATGCTGCGATGACAGGTGCTGCGGCGGAGAGTCAGCTGCGCAAGTATGCAGACGATTGCCACCGGCTCGAGGCTCGTGTCGATCTGACGTGGATCGATTACACGCTGCATAACGCAGGGGCTGTCCGGCTTGAGATCCTGGAACCCCTCGCGCCGATCGTCGCGACTGCATCACAGGCCCCGTATTGCAATGCTGTAGAGCTCGAGGTCCGAACGCTATGAGTGATGCCCTGGAGCCTGTAAGCCATACGTTGCTGCCTGCTAACCGTTCGCCGCTCGAGACGGCGCTTGATTTAGGTTTTGCCAGGCTCCTGGAGCGAATCGATCCGCCATTTCCCGAGCTGATGAATCCTCAGCTAGCCCCGGCAGATTTTCTGCCGTACTTGGCGGCCGACCGGGGCGCGCCAGAATGGTCGAGCGATGACAGCGAGGAAAAGAAGCGCGCAACCGTTGCGGCTGCCTGGCCTACGCATCGTCTGGCCGGCACCCGCAAGGCTCAGACTTTGGCCCTAGAGGCCCTCGATATCGTGCCCAAGGTGACGGCTTGGTATGAGCAGGAGCCACCGGCCGAGCCTTACTCGCTGACCCTAGACGGTGAGCTCACAGAGAGGCATGACGCTCGTCGCGAGGGTCGGCTCGAGGCGCGATTGCAGTCGGCTAAGGCTGAGCGCGACACGCTGACGCTGCGCCTCTATCGAAATACTACCGGCAGGGTGGTGGTCGGCTGCGCAGTAACTAGTAGCGACACGGCTGATTTGATTTATCCGAAACGATTTTTGACTGACGTCGTCCCACGCGAGCTTCAACTCGGTCGGTTCAACGTGCTGATGAACAAAATATTGCCCGAGGCTATTAATGGCTAATAACGAAACAATCGCTGAGCGCGAAGAGGCGATGGTGTCACAGGCCGAGGCCGATGCCGGGTTATTGCACCAGGTGATTCACGGTGGCAGTGAAGTATTGGTTCCAACCGAAGGCGGAATGGTGCCGAGTTTGGCGAATCAAGCTGTTCAGGCGGAAGCGAAAGTGACCGCGGTGCTCGAGGAGGTCGCCTCACAATTGGCTGGTTCTGCGACTTACACAAGTATTGAAAAGGCTCTTGTCAGTACGGGCCATGGCGCTATTTTTGGTGTGCTGAGTCCGAGCAATAAAGAGTATGTGCTGATTTATGAAAACGTCGACAACGTGGCGGTTCCTACCGGCAAAAGTTATTCGAGCGCGGAATTTGTGGATGAGCTGGCTCGGCGCATTCTGCGGATGGAGAAGGTGGCCTCACTACGGCTTCCACGCGGCCAATCTGGAACCCGCTTCGCCGTAGCGGTGGGTCGCCAATTACTGGCCTACATCGACGGGAAAGGCGTCTGGCATTCCAAGCACGAACATGCGCAGTATCTGGATCAATCGTCGCTGGCAGCTCTCCAGAAGCCGAAGAAGCGGCCGCGTAGTCGCAACTATCAGCACCCGATGGTGATCGTGTCTGGCGGCTCTGTCGTGTTGGCGACCAGCGTCATCTCGCCGGAACAGCGAATTTCAGCCCTTGAGGATGCGCCGTATCTGGATCCATCGTCGCTGGCAGCTCTCCAGAAGCCGAAGAAACGGCCGCGCAGTCGCAACTACCCGCACCCCATGGTGATTGTGTCGGGTGGCTCCGTCGTGTTGGCGACCAGTGATGTCTCGCCGGACGAACGAATTACAGTTCTTGAGACTGATCGTGATACGACGAGTGCCGGCCTGGCGACCGTCACCGCCCGGCTGGACCTGGTGGAAGGTTCGCAGGGGGCGGCGGTGGAGTTCGCGCCGCCGCAATGGCTGGTCCGTGAGATTCTCGCCTCAGGCGCGCAGCACGTCATGGTTTACGACGGGCAGTCCTATCGTCAGCTGACCCCGGTAGGGTCGTCCTGGGTGGCGCCGGTCGTTGGGCCAGGCAACATCGTGCGCTGTCTGCGCGATCAAGGTGGTGTATTCATCCCTTACAGCTTCTGGCCGAACGGAATCAGCCATGCCGAAGGTAAGATCCTCCTGCAAAAGATCGTCATCGGCCAATCGCTGGCCCTTGGCTCGCGTGGCTACGTGCTTACTCCTGACGGCGTGTACGTGTTCGATGAAGCGGCTGGCGGCGTCGGCAACCTGTTCACCACCTCGATCCCGACCGAACTCGAAGAATACTGCCTGTCGATGCAGGGCGGGCCACGCCCGAACACCTCGCTGTCGGCGGCGTTCATCCCGATTCGTGAGTATCCAAGCGGCGTCCTGGGCGAGACGATCTGTTCGTCCTGGTCTATTGCGCTGCGCCGCTGGGCCATGCAGACCAGTCGCGCCGATATCCGCTTGCTGGCCACTGTGTTTGGCACAGGAGGCGTTCCGTATGCCAGCTTGAAAAAAGGCACGGCGGCCTATTCCTCGGCTATTTCTCGCACCCAAGAGGCACACACCCTGGCGCTGGCTCGCGGTTGGCAGCATGTCGTGCACTCGATCTCGATCATTCACGGGGAGAGCCAGACCAACACCGACGCTGCCACGTATGCGGGCTATCTGAACGAGTGGCTGTCGGACTTTACTGCTGACGTGACGGCCATCACCAGCCAGCCGGTACCGCCGATTGGTCTGCTTTCGCAGATGAACACCCATGGCACCAGCAATCAGGAGATTCCTCTCGCTCAGTTGCTGGTGCACGAAACAAATCCGGCGATGTGCCTGATTGGGCCGAAGTACCAATACCCGTATTTCGACGGCGCCCACATGCAGGCCGAGGGTTATATCAAGGTGGGCGAAATCGAGGCGCGGGCCGAGCGCTTCGCCCTGCTGGGGCGCAAATGGCAACCGCTGCGGCCACTGAGCGTGAAGCTGGCCGGAACGACCCTCACCGTCCGGCTGAGCAACGATCCGAGCGGCACCAGCGACAGCGCCGGCCCGGTCGGTGGCCTGGTGTTCGACACTGCGGCGGTGGCCAATCCTGGGCATTACGGATTTGCCCTGTCCGACCCGGCGGCGGTGATCCAGAGCGTCGTCCTCGGCAGTGATGGACGTTCCGTCGTCATCCAGCTGGCGGCCGCGCCGGCGGCTGGGGCAAAACTTGAATACGCCATGCAGCTGAACCTGGGCGGCAAGCCCAGTGGCGGCCCGCGTGGTTGCCTACGCGACAGCGACACCCGCGACCGCTCGCGCTATGACGGCAGCTACCAGTTCAACTGGTGTGTCGCGTTCCGAAAAACTATTGAAGTGGAGATCTGATCATGGGCACACGCCAAATTCTGCAACTTGAAGGCAATGTCACCGTTCCGGGGCTGCCGCTTCTGGATGTGTCGGCTAACGAGATTGCCGTGGCCAACATCGACGGCCTGGCGTACTGGCCGGGGCTGTACAGCTGGGACGTGAACGCGGCCGACAACGGCTTCGTGGACCGTGTGACGGACGAGGCGTGCATGCCGGCCGCCGCTGTCGTGGCCAGCACCAGGATCGTGACCGCCGGGGATGCACACCCCGCGTATTCCATTCAGTCCCCCGATCATAATCTGGTGCGCGCCAGCTTCGCGGCGTCTGAATCGTTCACCGTCGCGGCGGTGGTCGGGGCTGAATGTGGCTTCGGCTCCATAGGCTCTGGCGGGGGTACGTCGACCTGGTGGCTTGGCAGCTTAACCGGAAAATTGCGCTTCGCAGTCGGCAGCGTTGAGCGCCTGCTTTACGACACTTACACGGGTCCGTTGCTCACGGCCAATAAGTTCACCGCCGTGGTGTTGATTTTCGACAAGGCGGCGGGCGAGATCCGCCTGCGGGTCAATGGTGTGCAGGTTGACTCGATTATCAACGTCGCGTTGAAAACCATGTCGCCACGCAATGAGCTTCGGTTCGGGGGTATCAACTCTGCCGGGTCGTCGCAGCAGCGTAACGGCAATTACAGGGTCGCCATCGCGTTTTCCAAGGCGCTGGCCGGCACCGAACTCGCGGCCTTGGAAGCCATGCTGGCCGAGTCGATTTACTGAGCAGTGTATTAACCCAAGCCCGCCATCCTGCGGGCTTTTTCATGCCA